CCTCCACCCCAAGGGTGTAACCTCTATCTCCGTCTCTATCGACAAGGACCAAGGCTCTGTTACGATCGAGAACAACGGACCCCTTGGTGGTATCGGTGTCCGAATGCATGAGAAGGAGGGTCTATGGAACCCTGAACTCACCTTCGGTCACCTCCTCACGAGCACCAACTACGATGACAACCAAAAGCGTGTCGTTGGTGGTCGCAACGGCTATGGTGCCAAGTTGACTAACATTTACTCATCGGATTTCTCTGTGATCATCAAGGACCATGAAGTGAAGCAGACCTATACACAGGGGTGGTCCAACAACATGACAACCTGTCACCAACCCAAGATTAAGAAGCACGCGGGTGCCACGTCATCTGTGTCTGTGACTTTCACCCCTGACTGGAAGAGATTTGGGATGTCCAAGATGGACGAGTCAATCTACCAGATTTTCCAAAAGAGGGTTTGGGATGCAAACATCTGCACGACCCCCAACTGTAAGGTGAAGTTCAATGGAGATGTTCTCCCAAAGACGTCCTTTGAAGCCTACGCAAAGATGCACGAGGGTGTTGAGAATGTGTGCTCCGTCGTATCTGACAGGTGGTCTGTGTGTATCGGTCCAGCTGAGAATGGTATGGAACAGGTGTCCTTCGTAAATGGTATCTGCACGACTAAGGGTGGTAACCACGTAGATCACGTGGCATCCCTGGTGGCCAGTGGAATTATCGAAGACATGGCGAAGAAGATCAAACTGAAGCCTCAGCAGGTGAAGAACACGTTCAACATCTTCGTCAAGGCGACCCTCGAGAACCCAACGTTCTCGAGTCAGGTCAAGTCTGAATGCACCTCAAAGTCCCAAGACTTTGGCTCGAAGTTTGATCCCCCGAAGAACTTCATCAAGAATGCCCTAAAGACTGGGATTCAAGATGAACTCCTGGCACTCTCGAAGTTTAAGGAGATGAAGGAGCTCAAAAAGTCTGACGGTGCCCGGAAGTCCAAGATCACAGGGATCCCCAAGCTGGATGACGCGAATAAGGCTGGCACTGCGCAGTCTGGGAAGTGTACACTCATCGTGACAGAGGGTGATTCAGCGAAGACCTTGGCGGTCGCAGGTCTCTCGGTGGTTGGGAGGGATCACTACGGTGTCTTCCCCCTCCGTGGGAAGTGTAAGAATGTGAGGGATGTCTCAGTGGCTCAACTCTCATCGAACCAGGAGTTCAACGATCTCAAGAAGATTTTGGGTCTCCAACAGGGTAAGGACTACAAAGATGTGTCCGAACTCCGCTACGGGAGGCTCATGATCATGACGGATGCAGATAATGACGGGTCCCACATCAAGGGTCTCATCCTAAACATGATCCATTACTTTTGGCCAAGTCTGCTCAAGTTGGGGTTCGTGGTTTCTATGGTGACCCCAATCATCAAGGCTACGAAGGGTTCGGAGTCTATGTCCTTTTATACTGACTCGGCTTTCCGAACCTGGTATGGATCTGGAAAGGCTGGGTGGAAAATCAAGTACTACAAGGGTTTGGGTACCTCAACATCCGCGGAAGCGAGGGACTACTTCAAGAAGATTCAGGATCTCACAGTCAAGTTTGATATGGATGTGATGACTGACACGTCGATCGTTCTCGCATTTGACAAGAAGATGGCCGATTCACGGAAGACCTGGCTCCTTGACAGTACAGCCAAGGAGGCTTCGGAACTTGAGGTTCCCTATGGGAATGTGAAGCAACTTGACATCACAGACTTTGTTCACAAGGATCTAGTGAACTTCAGTCTCGCAGACCTGAAGCGATCAATCGCCCACGTGGCTGATGGTCTCAAACCCTCACAGCGGAAGGTTATGTATTCCTGTTTTCAGAAGAACCTCAAGGATGAGATGAAGGTGGCACAATTGGCAGCCTATGTGGCTGAAAAGAGTGCCTACCACCACGGTGAAGTCTCCCTCGCAGATACAATCGTCAAGTTGGCGAATGATTACACAGGGTCCAATAACATCAACCTCCTTGAACCATGTGGTCAGTTTGGAACTAGACTGATGGGTGGGAAGGATGCATCTCAAACGAGATATATCTTCACCAAGTTGACCAAGGAGGCCCGAAAGCTCTTCGATCCTAAAGACGATGCAATTCTCAACTACCTTGACGACGATGGACGCCCCATCGAACCAGACTTTTACATGCCCACCTTACCTATGGTTCTGGTAAATGGTACAGAGGGCATCGGTACAGGTTTCAGTTGTTACGTACCTCCCTTCAATCCCGAAGATATCAAGGAGAACATCAAGAGAACTTTGGATGGTGAAGACCTAATCGAAATGAAACCATGGTTTAGGGGTTTCAAGGGACGGGTCTACAAGGATGACACCGGTCTCTGGATCACGGAGGGTATCTACAGGGACACTGGTTCCAGACTCAAAGTCACAGAGCTCCCACCTGGGAGGTGGACCCAAGACTACAAGGAGTACCTGGACACACTCGTAGAAAAGAAGATGATCAACAGCTACACGAACAACAGCACCACGGAGGATGTGGATTTCGAAATCTTCGGCTACACTGGGAAGGACTTGGTGAAGGACCTCAAGATGAAGAAGACGTTCCACACATCGAACATGCACCTCTTCCACCCAACTCGGGGCATCCACAAGTATGCGAATGCTGAAGAGATTCTCCAGGACTTTGTGGAACTCCGATTGGAACACTACAAGAAGCGAAAGGCACACCTTGTAGATGTGTTACAGAAGAGGGCTGTGATGTGTGGTCACCGCGCCAAGTTTGTCTCCATGGTCATAGAGGGGGACCTGGTGGTCTTCAAGAAGAAGAAAAAGGACCTCGAGGCCGAAATGTCCCAGACATTCCCGAAAATTGAGGGAAATTACGACTATCTCCTCAACATCAAGACGGTGCAGTACACAGAGGAATCTGTAATGTCCCTCTTAAAAGAGGTGAAAGAGGCAGATGAAGAGTTGGAACGTATAATGAAAATGAGTCACCTCACAATGTGGAAAATGGATATTAAAAATATATAAACAATAGTAAGCATGGGTGAAGCCGCTAAGATTTCCCTAAAAGCTATTGGAAAGCAGGATACGTACCTACTTTCCAAAGACCCAGAAGACTCCTTCTTTAATTATACATCACCCAAACAACACTCAGAGTTTCGGAAGTACCATAGAGTTAAAGATGTTTTAAATCCTGGACAAATTGGTAATTGGCCATTCGGACAGACTATTAAAGTTCAATTTAATCCAACCAATATGGGAGACCTCTTGAGTAATATGTGGTTGAGTGTGACTATGCCGGGTATCGCATATGGAAACTACGCGGACCAATTGGGTAGACATTTACTCAAAAGTATCACGATGTTTATGGATGACATCGAAGTTGAAAAGATCCATGATGATTGGGGAATTATATATGATGAACTATACTTGGAGATGTCTGAAAAAGTAGCGAATAGATTTCTTGTAAATAGAGGTTTAGGATATGACGAATCTACACAAAATGCCACTATCGCTCGTTCTAATTCAGATTTAGTTATACCCCTCCACTTTTTCTTTTCGAGGAAATATGCCAGTGATGAATATTCCTCAAATAAACCAAATCGCCCATACTTCCCGGTATGTGCAGCATTTCGCCAAAAAATTGAATTTGAATTAGAGTTTCATGAACAAACATTCTTCACAGATGCGAACGTCACCTTGCAATTAAGTTCGTTCAATTTGATAACCGAAGAAATTACTGTAAGTGCGGAAGAAAGACTTTTTTTAAAAAATGGAAAACATACACTAGTCACAGATTTGGTAAGAAAACATCCTACAGCGGTGAGTGAACTTAATACAAACATCATTAAAAATAACCTAGTTCCAAATATCCCCGTAAAGTGTATTCACTGGTTTTTGAGGAACACAGATTTTGAAAATGAAAATATATCCGTGGGTGTACCTGTACCTGGAGACCCTGAAGAAAACTACTACAGTCAAAATAGATTTAACTTTTCTTCCAATGTAAATTTCGATCAAATACAAACATTTTATAATCCCATTATGGAGAGTGCAAGTTTCTTTATAAATGGAAAAAAGTTACCGAATATAACCAAAACCAACCACAACTATTTTAAATACTTCGTTCCGGTTAAAAATAGATTAGCCAGACCTTTCAGAAATATTTACACATACAGTTTTTCGATGAATCCGATAAATGTGGAGCCATCGGGAAACTTGGACTTTAGTCAAATACAGTCAGACAAAACAAACATAGAAGTCATATTGAATACGTCACCGGGTTCTTTAGTTGATATAGCTACAAAGACATATTCTCTACATATGTACTATACTGGATATCAAACATTTATATTTGAAAATGGTAAAATGAATGTAATTGACACCCGTAATATTGATGAACCGTTATCTCTTGAATAGAGATACGCGATTGTCACTGATATAGTCTATAATGTTATTCTTGATACACCATTTGATGAAATTTAACTGCGCCAAAGTCGTTTGAATTTCATGAGATGTTCCGGGAACGGTGTACCCAAACTTTTGGGATCTGCAAAATGGGTCGAATAGCTTTTTACTGTATCCATCGAGACTGGATTTATATGCACAGTGGACAGTGAAGAACTTTCCATCTTTGGTTGTATAGGAAGTGTTATTTTTTTTTGAATAGTTTGTGATAAACCACTCCAAATTTCGGAGTGATATACCAGTTGTTTTATCGAGAATGTTTAAAAGTTTAGTTTTATTCTTTTCGTCAGTGTAAAATGTATTTATGGATGATAGTAGAATATCAGATTTGCTCATTATTTAATATAGAATTCAAATCTATAAGTTCGTTTGGGGATTGACACCCTGGACACCCTCTGACGAACATTTTCTCAGGTCCATGTGTATGTATGTTTGAACTTGGTAATAATCGTTGTTTAATACGTTCTCCTTGGTGTGCATGATGTCCACAATATCCATTATTGGCCCCCTTTCTCGTACACCTCTGTCCATTGGACTTTATACCCCTACAAAGAGATATAGAACTTGTTGTGGGTACGTCTCTCAAAAGTAATTCCATGGGAATGCCATGTTTTTTAGAAATTATTGTGACGTAATCATTCATTATCAAGTTCAATCTTTGATTCAAATCTTCATCAATAAGTTCAATTAATCTATCTTGTATATTCATCCTATATATTAGATTGCGTGTAGTTTTTAAATATGTCTTCAAGACTTTCCTCCCTCTTTAACCTAGCCTCCTTCAATCGCCCCCTCAAGTCCACAAGTTTACCAGTCTCATCGAGACCCAATCTTTTACATTCCTCAATGAGTTGGTCCTTCTTCATTGTACTCAATGCAGGTTCCCTCTTTTTCTTCGGGGGTTTGTGTTGATCAATGATTTCACCGAAAATTTCCTGTTTGGTATTTTCAAACAAGGGGTCTAGAAGATCGCACACTGGATTCAAAAATTTATTTTCAAAATAGTAATGATAATCGACCGGTATGTTATTCTCCTCCACAAACTTGGGATCCTCTGACTTTTCAAATGCCTTGGCCTTCCGATCACCTGTATTGGTGAGAAGATAGGGAACACGGTCACCCGATTGGGGCTCTGAACCAGGTTTACGTTCTCGCATTTTTACAACCACTTGGACATGAGCCTGATTAATTCCCACACTTTCATCACTGTTTATGGAGACTGATTTTCCATTGACTTTATAGGAATCCGAAAGACTTTGGCTGAGTATAAGTTTTTCATTTGGAACATCACCAGATAGAAGTTCTATAGCTCTTTCTCGAGCTAACTCCGTTGGTGGACCAGGGTCGCTCGATGTGAGGACTACATCCAACAACTCCTTGCACACCTCGCGGACATGGGGTGTGTTGTCGCGACGGACAACCTGGAGACCCTTGATGTCAATATAGTCCATATGCATCTGGTCATCCTTCCCCTTGGTCCACAACTTGGCGGCGTATCGCTTTTTAGAATACAAAAAATAAGGCCAGTACACCTTCTCAAGCTCCAAGTTGTTCGGCTTTTTGAAGAGGGCACTACACTCCTCTGCAGCGCGCTCCCCAACCTCCCAACTATATTCAACAGCCTCCACACCCTTCCGGTCACCAACATCGAACTCCACCATGACCGAATCCGTGTCCCCATACCTCACCTTTGCACCGGGAAAATTCTTCTCGACGTAGGTTTTCGTCTCTTCAATCATCATTCGACCCTTAAACGTCGTCGTAGATGCAATCGGCACACATGGAAGAATACCCTTGCCAGCCCCTGTGAAACCGTACACAGAGTTCATCGAAACCTTATAGGCCAATTGTTTACCGTTATATACTTCCTTCATGTAACCCGTCGCGGTAGCCATATCCTTCTTGGCCTTTTTACGGAACTGTTTGAGTTCTAAAAGAATACTCGGTAAAAGACTTGGTACACCTTGAGCAAATTTATAGGTCTTTTCACCGACATTGAATGTTTCATAGGTAACCCCAGGAATGTTCCCATACTCCTTTTCATTCATAACCCAAGATGAATAACACAGATTGTGTGCCATCATGATAGATGGGTACAGAGCTTCAAAGTCTAGGGCTGTGATAGGTGTATAATATGCACCTTTTTGTGCCTCGAGGACTGTAGCACCCTCGTAGGGATCAGATGTTACAGTACCATAGCGGATGGTTGGGACCATGAAACCAAGCTCCCGTGCCTTTTTCGTCAGTTGACTAAACACCTTAATCTGTTGACCCCTCTCAACCAGGAAACACATTGGAACCCAGGTAGCTTTGGCCATCTCCAGAAGGTTTAGGAGAATACACATCTTCTTCATCAACTTGTGGGGCAGTAGGGTATCTTTGATACAATACTCCGCAACTTCACCCAATTTTACGGGATCACCTTCCCGGTAACGAGCAAACATCTCCCTTGGGGGCATATCAATCTTTTGGTCCCCAATATACAATTTTGAAACATTGTTGAGACTGTAAGAATCCAACTTGTAACCCTTCTTGACCTCGTGGAACATATCGAATATAAAACGCCCAGACATTGGGAGAAGTTTCAAGAGATTGTCACCAAGTGCACTGGAACTCAATTTCTTGATCAAAAGTTCACATTCCTGGGACTTCAGTTTTCCCATTTTGAAAAATTCTGGGTCACACCCAACGACAAAGGCCCTCTTGTAAATAAACTCAAGATCAAATCCAAATATATTCCAACCTGTGAAAATGTCAATGTCCTTTTCATGGATATATTTTTGGAATGCTTCAAGCATGTCCTTTTCTGTATCAAAACTAATAGTATCAGGACCATCAGTTTGTTTGTAACATAAGCACACCCGTTCATACGGTTCATCACTACCAAACGTACACAATGACACTGCAATTTGGAAACATGCATCATCTGTAACATCAGCATCCGGGAACTTACCAGTGGAACTGTTACACTCGATATCAAATGACGCCACGACAAATGGTGCGATGTCATCCCTCGCCACTGGTTTAAGTGTGGTCCAATCATTACAGAACAAATCAATATCAACACGGGCTAAATGAGAACGAATACAATTATCACCAGTCTCTAACCACCCAGTAGATTGAATTCCAGTTCTATGCATCAGCCGGAGGACGGGGTCCAAGTTAGACTCGAAGACTTTAGCTTTAAAAAAACCAGACGAGAGCTCGAGTGGTCGCTTTAGAAACGAATCCACCCGACGTCTCATTTGAAGATTTACAAAGTCCACCTTCATAAACATAAACTCCTCATTGTTTTGGAATCCCCAAACATCCTTCGACTTCATCATAGAATAACACAGTACACATTCAGGACACTTCCGATCGATCGTACTATAAATCTCTTGAATTTTCTGCTTTGAGGTTGTCAAGTCAAGTTTGATGAAAAAGTATGGAGTAAATGATGTAGTTACACATACAGATTTACCATCCTCAGTTTTACCAAAAATACTTACCAAATGCTCATTACCAGAATCCCTCGCTTCCCATGTTAGTGCCTGGAATACCACCATGTGTTTACATCGAGCCGAATTTTTAATATCATTTATTAATAAATGTCAGCAGCTTTGATTGAGCTCGTGTCGGTGGGAGCCCAGGATGTATACATCACGGGTGACCCCCAGGTCAGTTTCTTCCGTCAGAACTATAAGCGATACACAAATTTTGCTATGAAACCAGAACGCTTAGACTTCATTGGTACATTTGGTTCCAACAATGAAGTTGTCATTCCTATCCGCTCCAAGGGTGACCTCATGAGCTACATTTGGATAGAAAACCCTGGTATCTCCGCTATAGCCAACAACACCACTGGGCTGTACTCTAGCAATGCTTCGAACCCCACAGAATTTGCTCTTTGGATTGGTGGACAGAAGGTAACCCAACTTGATTCCCTCTTCATTCAAGGTGTTCACAACCCCCTCCTTCGCGATAACGCGGCTAAGGCTTCGTCAACTGTAACCACGAATACCATTAAATCTAACCATGGTGGTGACCACTTCATGATTCCCTTCTTCTTTGGTGAAGATTGGACCAAGGCACTCCCCCTCGTAGGTCTCCAGTACCACGATGTAGAGATTCGTATCAAATGCCGTGACGGTTTCACCCCCGTGACTGCCCCCAAAGTTTATGGTAACTACATTTACCTCGACACAGATGAGCGCAAGTATTTCACAGATAACGAACACGAACTTCTCATCACCCAAACACAATATCAACCATCCTCGAAAACAGATACCGAAATGGATTTAAGCTACTTCAACCATCCAGTGAAGTCTCTTCACCTCGTTTCTGGTCAAGCCGCGGGTAATGATTGGGATACTGAGTTCACATTTCAAAAATCTTCTCTCTACATTAACGGTGTAGCTCTTTTCGAGGAAACATCGAATGTCTATCATCACACAGTCGTTCCCGAAATGCATAGTACAGATCTCCCAGACGACGTTCTCGAAGATCTCCCAACCTTTACATGGCCATTCTGTCTCAACTTGAGCAAGATGCAACCCACTGGTACTCTCAACTTCTCCCGTATCGATAACGCAAAATTGACTGTCACCGGACCTACAGGTGGTAACCAACTTCACAGAGTGTATGCAGTGAACTACAATATCCTCCGTATCAAAAATGGTATGGCCGGTGTCGCGTTCGGTAATTAAACCTAAGTGAGATTATCACCTCTAAAATTTTAGATAATGTCTAAGCGAAAAGCAAAACTGTCTCGTAAAATTGGTAATATCAAAGTACCAATTTTACGCGAGTGTACACACACTGAATTTTCTTTA